GTGTGTTATTGTTATTAGACACTGTAACACGTTTACGTTCATAATTACCTATTGACCATTCATTATCCTGGAGTGAATTAATGTGCCATACCGCAAATCCATCTTTATACATTCTCATATAAAACACATAGGGATTTTCAACCGCTAATAACTGTAATTTATTCCATTTTATAACATCAATCATTGCCTCTGGAAAACTGTCTAAATAATATCTGTCAGTGAATTTTAATTCAAATAGGTGATATTCACCTGTGTTAGTTAAACATAATAAATCATATGTTTCAACCTGGGATTTAGGATAATATATTTTCTCGTATTTTCCTCCCAGGTATGATTTAAATTCATCCCTACACCTTTGTTCTGCCTGTTCTATACGTTTAGTATATTTCATTATTATTTTTAAATTGAATTAATCGTTATCCCAAAAATCATCAATGAATCTTTTATTATATTGTATCTTACCAGAACCACTAACGTGAAATGTAGGTGGTGTAATAATGTTATCACGCGTCTTGCTATCTCGCATTGCTTCATTCGCATTCGCTTCCTCATTCTCATCTTCATTTACATTGACATTATCATTGACATTATCATTGACATTATCATTGACATTATCATTGACATTATCATTGACATTATCGGTATGGCTCAATAAATTAATTTGTGATTCCATAGATAATTTTTGTGGTGCCATAAGTTGTTTTTGTGGCTCCATAGATGATTTTTGTGGTTTCGTATTTTTAGCACGTTGAACCGCAGCTTGATATTTGGTATCGTCTTGTTCCAATAAAAATTTCATACCAGCCCAAACTAATTTTAGTCCTGTAGTATCTAATGTTGGTTCAATACCACGTGAATACTTAAATAAATTCATTAACATTGTTGCTTTTTCCTCAGTAGTAAGGATTTCGAATTGCTCTTCCCAAGAGCCGTAAACGTAAAAACGTTTTTTGATGTGTGTAGTCATATTATTTGTTTTTTATAGTTGTCAAAAAAAAAGTGGGGAACGTCGATAAACAGCGAACTACACTTCGCTAAAAATCTCTGTTCCCCAAATATCTTATTACAATGGTGTAGCATTGATGTATTGGTATCGGTAATACGTATGTGAAGATAAATAAAAAATGTTATTTTTCCAAACTTAATTAGGAATGATTTTCATTCGTATGTATATTTGACATATGAAATTCACAAACGAACAAAAAGCAAAAATATTCAACGACTGGTTGGGTAATCGTTTTAAGACATTTGAGGTAGCAAGTGATAATGCTCCTATCAGTTTTTTAGCTAAGGATAATGAGGATAAAGAATATTACATTCACGTTAACGTAGCTAATGAATTATCTATTAATGACAATAACAGATTTGAAACTGGTATTGCTATGGAAAATAAACATTTCTATACGTTATATGGAATGATCTCACAGGGTATGAATGTATTCTGGTTTGAGGCGTTTAATGACGGTTATATGTTGTTTTACCTGAATGATTGTTGCACACCTGAACAATTAAATGTATTAGAGGAAGTAACACTAATTGGTGTTGCCTCAGCATTACACGTTGAACGTCCTATTGTTAAACATAATATGGGTGAAGATTCTTACGCTACAGTAGTGTCAAAACCTAAACAACCTACAATCATACAAGGTTCACCAATATTAGGTAGAAAACCTAAAGCACGAGTTAGTAAACGTAAAAAATAAAAGTTATCTGCCCTGACGATTGTAGGGCTTAGTAGGAGTTGCCTTTGGACCTTGTTGTTTAAAGGCTTTTCCTTTTTTCTTGGGCTTAGTTTTATACAAGCTAACCCCTATTGATTTAGTTGCTTTAGCCATTATTGATAGGGATATCTTATTATTACTATGCCTGAACCACCTTTTATTCCTGCTGCATATGATCCTCCTAAATTACCACCTCCACCGCCACCTGTATTAGCAGAACCAGTAACATAACCATTACCTCCCCCACCAAGTCCTCCAGTTCCAAAACCAGCTCCACCAGTTGTTGCACCTCCTCCTCCACCACCATAATAAGTAGGTGTTCCTGTAATTGAACTTTGTGTTCCATTTCCTCCATTACCAGGTACTGTATCACTAGATGCACTCTCTCCATTTTGAGCAGCACCTGCACCTCCACCACCTGATCTAAGACTAGCTCCTCCTGCCGAACCTCCACTAAAATCTGCGTTACTACCACCATTACCTCTATTTGCTCCACCACCAGTAGGAGCAATACCACCATTACCTCCAGTAGCAATTGTAGTTAAAAATGAACTACTAACTCCTGGAAGTGCTAAATTTCCTTGAAAACCAAATCCACCACTACTACCGAAAGTAGCTCCTATACCTCCATCTCCTACAGTAATACTAAAATTACCTGATGAGGTAATTAATAAACTTCCAGTACGTACAGTTCCACCTGCCCCTCCTCCTCCACCTGTAGGAATACTTGGTCCAATATCAAAACGTTGTGCTCCTCCTCCTCCTCCTCCTCCAACAACTAAATACTCAATTGTATTAGAGGTACTATTATTACCTAAAGAATTAACAGTAAATGTAGATGAACCAGTATCAGTAAATGTATGAATTCTATAGTTACCACTTGTAGTAATTGTTCCACCTAATGCTGAAATAAATGTTTCATTACCTGCTTGTATTTTATCACTACCTAAATAAATGTTACCTAACTCATATGAGTCAACTAATTCTTTACCTATTTCTGTGTTTCCTAAGTATATTGGCATATTATTATTTTATTAAACAAAAGGTGGGTTATTTTTATAAGGATGGTTATTTGGTAAATTAGCTTCTAAGCCCCATTTCCAAGCTAAATAACCTTCCATTCTTTGTCTATCTGCTGTTCCATCGTATTGAGGAACTACTACTGCCTCTCCCCACTTTCCATTAAATGCTGAACCATATTGGTCGTTACCTATACTACCTTGGTTAAATACACTTGTTCCACTAAATGGGTTAGCATCAGGATAATTATAAAGAGTTCCATTAGTAGAAAATACTATATAAGGAGAACTTGAATTAGTAGATATAGCACCTATAAAGAAAGGATTAGTACCTAATCCAGTATTAGATAGTTTACCATCTCCTGTGTAAAGTCCCCAATTACCCCCAGCAATTGCTGATAAATAAGCTACTACATCACTTCCAGCTTTCCATAATCCTAACATTACTTGGAATCCTGTTGTAACAGCACCTTGTCCTACTAAATAAACAGACATTTGATAATTTGAAGGAAAAGCAATAGCAGGTAATGATAATATATCATTAGAACCATCAAATGTCATTACATTTAATCCATTCAATGTAGCAGTATATGCTGGTTGAAAGGAGGCATTGCTTTGAGTAGCATTATAGTTATTACCACTTAAATCATTTATTTGTGAAACATTTGAACCATTTAAGGTTATAGATGAGGCATTAGAAGCATCCCACCAAGCTAATGTTGTTATGTCAGCAGGAGTCCATAAAACTGGTCCTGCTGATGCTGCTGATTTTATAAACGCAAAGGGTGTAAACATATATTATACGAAGTTCTTAATATTACTTAAGTAAAGATTAGTTGAATCAAATGATATAAATGTTACTATATCCTCTCCGTTTGCCGTAGCAGTTGGTGTATAAGCACTACCTGATACTTGTTTTACACTTGAGGCAAACGATATTGAACCTGAGGCAACTGATGCTTGTTTAACTCGTAAGTTAATTGTTTGTCCTGGGTTTATATTGCTTGGGTTTACAAATGTATTTGAACCACTTACTAATAGTAATGTAAAGAAATTACCTGTTGAACAATCAAGTGATGCTGTGTTTGAACTAATTGATAAAGCACCTACATTACCTCTTAACGAACCAGTAATTATAGTAGATTGTAATGTTGATGAACCTGTAACTGTTAATGAACCACTAATTGTTTGGTTTCCAACAAATGTATTTGAACCTGTAGTAGCAAAATTAGCAGAATTAAATGGAATAGAACCTGAAATTATATATAATGTATTAGCATCAGGTGAACCAATTGCGTTATATTCTGCTTGTGTTAATGTTACTACTTGTTGAACAGGAGCTGAACTTGTGTATGTGTCTGTATTATTACCTAATACATTACCTGTTACTGAACCTGATACGTTTAATGAACCTGATATAGTAACTGATTGATTTAATGTAGTTACTGAAGATGCTGTTGTAGCAAATGAAGCACTTGCTATAGTACCATTGATGGAACCTGATACACTTAAAGAACCTGATATAGTAGTTGAACCTGATATGTTTAGTGTTCTTGAACTAAAATTACCTTTAATTAATGGTTCAGTAGTAAAGTTATTATGAATTATTAAAGTATCACTAACTGTTAAACCTTGTCCTGCTGTATATCCTAAAAATACATTATTAGAACCCACAGAATTTAAACCCGCTTGTAAACCAAGGGCAGTGTTATTATTACCATTAGAACCTTGAAGAGCAAAATATCCTATACCTACACTTGAACCCCCATTAGAAAATGACTTACCAGCACCTTTACCAACAAATGTATTAGCACCAGTAGAATTCAAATCTGCAGGATAGTTTGTTTCAGTACCAATAGCTACGTTATTACCTGCTGTAGTTCCAAATCCTGTAAGATAACCTATATGGACGTTATCACTTGCGTTTCTTGAACCTTGTTGGAAACCAGCATTAGCACCAATAACAACGTTTTGATTACCTCCTTCAATGTAATAACCAGAAGCCATACCTACAGTAGTATTGTATGTTCCTCCAGTCATTCCTTGTGAAGAATAAGATCCAATAGCAGTATTGTTATCTCCTGAGGCATTTGGTAATGTATTTTCACCAATTGCTACAGTTGAATTATTTGTTCCAGCACCGTGTTGAGTAATTCTTATTACTCTACCACTTGGATTAGTAACTACAGTTCCATAAGGTACTGTTACTCCTGTTGAACCTGTAACTGATAATGAACCTGTTACAATTAATGAACCAGAAATAATAGCTGAACCAGTGAATGGGAATGGATTGCTTGCTGGGGCGTTTAAAGCAAATGATGCTGTAGTAGCAAATGATGAACTAACTGCTTGTGAAGCCGAAGTAGCAAACGAGGCAGTACCTTGTAAGCTACCTGTGAATCCATTTAATGAACTTACTGAACCTGTAAATTGAGTTCCTGTTTGTGTTTGAACTTTAAATAAATCAACATCAAACTCACCATTGTGGTTTTGGTCTGTTACTTTAAAATCACCGCCTGTAAATCCAGCAGAACCAGTAGCTGAGAATGAACCTGATGTTTTAACAATACCAATTAATGTTTGTGTATCTAAAGTTGAACTATCACCTAATAAATTTGAACCTGAAGAGAAAATTACTGATGATGAAATTGTTTGGGTATATAATAAAGCTACGCTTGCTGTGCCTGTAATCATTACGTTAGAGGCAGTTACGTTAGCAAATGTAGGACTTAATCCGCTTGCTATGTTTTGGGCAAATGATGCTGTAGTAGCAATTGAAGCACTTGTTGACGCAAAAGCAAAATCAGCAAAATCAGCGTGTTCACTTGACGAAGCAAATGTAGCATATGATGCTGATGTAGCAAACGAAGCCGAAGTAGCAACTGAAGCACTTGTAGCAAAAGATGATGATACTGCGTTTTGTGCTTGAGATGCTGATACTGCTTGTGAGGCAGATGTAGCAAACGAAGCCGAAGTAGCGTTTACTACGTTGTTTATAATGTTAGTAAATGTAGTTCCGTCGCCTTTGGTGTATGTTATAGTAGCATCGGTATTAGACGCTGTTAGAACGTTATTTAACGCTAATGATGCGGTTGAAGCAAATGATGCTGATACTGCTGAACCAGTTGCTATAGTTACTGGAAATGTAGAGCCATCACCTTTAGTAAATGTAATTACGTTAGCAACAGCACTTGCTGTAGTCAATAATGAACTTGTACTTACAGTTGTACCTGCGTTTAAAGCAAATGAAGCTGTTACAGCATAGCTTGCTGATGTAGCTATACTCGCAGTAGACGCGTTAGTAGCGTTTATAGCAAACGAACTACTTGTAGACACCAGAGCATATGAAGCTGATGTAGATGTGTTACTATACGAGGAACTTACAGCATATGATGCTGAAGTAGCATTATCTGCTCTTGATGAGGTAATTGCTAAACTACCTGTTATAGTGTTTCCTAAGCCATCTTGTAATTCACTACCACTTATTTGTGTTAGAAATTGATACGATTGGCTAATGAATAAAGTGGATAAATTACGTCCCATATTATATGTTAAAAGTTAGATACATTGTTTTGATACGACCTGTAAGGGTATTGTGGAAATTGTGGATAACGTGAATCATAAATTGGTAAACCACATTCACGTGCTTGTCCAGCGTGGTAACCTCTTCCATTACGTCTCATAACAATTGGTGATTTATATTGAACGCCGAAGTCTGGATACATCTGTTGTAACTCAACATTACCATTTAATTCTGGAAATAAACCTTGTTTTTGGATTAAGTAATTTGTTAGGCGCTCCTCGTAGAATTGTTTTTTATTTTCTACTGATTGTCTTTTACGATTATACCAAGTGCCATCTACTTTCTCACTATTTTCTCCACCTGTAGGAGACAACAAACCATTGTTACGAGGACGAACATAAATGTCCTCTAAAGCATAATAGTAAGAAGCATATAATAAAGCATTTTGTACCCAATTTAATACTAAATACTCATAATCACCTGTTAAAGTATTGGTTTTAATTTTATCTAAAATTGCCTCGTATAATTTAGTACCTAAAATACGTTGTATTTCTATATCTTGTGCTTCCCTAACAGCATTTTTCAACAATTTAGAATCAACGTTATTGTTAATATCTGTAAATTGTCTTAGGTTTTCCTCGCTTATAATGAATACGTCTGTCATCGTTTTAGTTTATTGGTTGTTCTTGTCCTGCTTGATTGATGTTAGGATTATTTAATCTATCAGCACGTTCGATTTGTGCCTCAAGTAAATTATCTTCTCCTACTTCGCTTTCTTGTCCTGTAACCACATCAACAACTTCTTCATCATCACTATACAGGTTCAATTGCTGAATACCTAAAATATAGTCATTACCATAGTTGATTTTTAATATTTCGTCAAAACAATCTAAGATTGCTTGTTGGAATGGCTTAATTACTGTGTTTGTAAACAGCAAATATGCCTCGCTTGTTTCTGTTCTACCACCTAATTGTCCTTCGGTTTTAATACCTAACATCATAGGTGAGGTAATACGATGAGCAGTTAATATTTTCTGCGTTACTAAGTCGTTTATTGACGTATAGTATTCATCTGTTCCGTTTGAGGCGATAGGGGTTATGACTGGTGCGTTTTCTGGACTATCAACGTCCATATAAATTAATGAACCAGCATTTTCTGCTCCACCATATTGGTTACGAAGCATAATTTCAATTGCCTCTCTTTCCTCCTCGTTAGCATTAGTAAATGTAGTAATTGCTAATGAGGGAACAGCACCATTACTGATGTTGTTAAGGTGGAAAGTATCGATTTGAGCATCTAATTCTATTACTTTCAAAGCACCAACATAATCAGGTACAGGATAGTATTTCATACCTGGTCTATAGTCATAGTAAACGTATAGTTGTGATGGTTCCTCGTTTTTCTTTAACGGATTATATACAGGTAAAAATGGGATGTCCTCTAATGATTGGTTAACATATGAGTTAATACCATTCCATTCGTCCCAAATATAGTAACCTGGTACTTTGCCTCTAAAGTTCTTTTCTTTAGCACGCAAGTATGAAAAATCAATGTGGTATACTTCTGCTATTTTGGTTCTGTCCTTGCTCCAAATTACCTCTAAAGCAAACCCACCAAATAGTTTTAAGTCTTTAGCTACTTTTTTAAGCAAATCGTTCCACGATTCACCTTCATAGTTAGCAAAATCTAATGTTTCGGGTCTATCACTTGTTAAACCATTACCTACAATTGAATCAACTGTAGCGTTAATACAAGTTCCGTGAATTGATGAGTAATTCATCAAATCGATTAATTTATTAGGAAAACCATTATCCGCACCAAAACTAATATAGAATTGATTTTTGCGTTCAATTAAACTAATACGTTTATTAGTATCATTGTTGCGTGGGATAGTTTTAAATGTATATTTTTGACTCATTATTATGGATGATTATAGGTAGTATAAGTACCTCCGTTTGTCGGTAATAAATATGTGGTTGTAGATACTCCATTGCTACCTGAAATAAAAGCACGTTCAGTTGATAATAATACTGTTTTAATAATATTACCTCCTCCATTCCAAGTATTTGCTGTAGCATTCCATAATGTGGCTTGTGCTTGCCAAGTACCTAATGTTGATGCTGGAGTAAATTGGTATATATCAACGTTATATTGTCCTGATGCTGTTGGCAGTGTTGAACCTGATACTTGAAATACTAACCAAGGATTTGTAGCACTTGGAGTATTAATTAAAGTAGCGATAACATTTGCTTTCGTAGAAAAATCGTAGGATTGTGTAAAATCTAATGCCACCTGAGTTGTTCCAGCTGATGCTGTAATATCAGGGTAAACCGCACTTGAATTTGTTGCTGATGAAACGTTTAATTGTAGCATAGTTTACTTTCAACCAAGTAGGGGGTTAACACTTACGTGCAACCCCCATTTGGTTTATTTTAAAGGATTAGATAGTAGTTGAGTAAGAGGTAATTGTAATACCACTTAAAGAACCAGTGAAGGAAGTAGCTGAACCACTAATTTCGCTTGCAGGGTTTGGTTCGTTTCCTGAGAATACCAAGTTGTAGCCGTTGAGGTCAGAAAACGCAGTTCCTGTGGCTGAAGTTCCGCTTAATAGCTGAGCTCCGTTTACTTGGCCCATCAAGAACCAACGAGCGGCTCCTGTTTCACTACCGTTGTTAGTTTCAATAACAATAGCTAAGTTAGGGTTTTGAGCTAATACTCTTACTTGGTTGCGAGTCGCAGTTTGCATTTTGAAGAATACAGCGTTACAAGTTTGATTGTAAACCACTGTACCATTTTCAGGAGTAGCAACTATCTCTTCACTATAATTAGACGTTTGACGGAATAATTGGAATTGATAGAAGCTACCTGAACCAGAAATCGAAGTAATTAAACCTTGGCTTCCTGAAATGCTTGAGATCGAACCAGATAAGATGTAAATATTTTTGATACCACCTGTGTTGTCACGACAACCCAATTGGAATCCTGATGTAATTGAACACGCCATAATATTATATCTTTCTGATTTTTAAATTGTTAGACAAATTATTGAGCAGATACCCAGAATTCCGGGTACGCAATGTTAACGCCAAGTTTGGTAGAAATACGATGACGCAATGTGTCTGTATTAATGTCATACCAGAGCTGGAATTCTGTAAAGTCGCTCAACAAGTCAGTACCAGCAACAATCTGCTTAGCAGGACCGAAGAACAAACGATTCAAACCTTGCAAACCTACTGTACCTACTACAGTTACGTTTGGTTGGAAAGGATACTTCATTTCGTACAAACCTTGACGATTAGTAACTGAAGCAGGGTCAAAGTAGAAATTGTTAGCTAAACGTAAAGCGGTCAAGTAGTTACGGAACAAGCTAACTGACATAAAGAAAGTTAAATCGTCTCTGTCAGCAACATCTGCGCTTGAAGTAGCAATCATAGTGTCCATAAGAGTCAAGATGTTTGCAGCTGAAGAAGAAGCAGCGTTGATAGAAACTGGAACTACACCAGCAGTAGAAGAGCTAATAATAGTAGCCAAACCGTTTACAGCACAAGTTCCACCGAAGGTAGAAGCTGAACCTGAAACTTGCTGCCACAAGAATTGGTCGTTAGCTTTCTGGAATTGGTTTACTAACAATTCGCTGTACTGGGTAGCTAAAGCGAAAGTTTCGTTGTAAGAACCTGGAGCAAGAGCAGAGATACCTAAGTATTTCTTGTCAAGGTCTTTCAAACATAAAGCATCGAAAGATGTACGAGGACATACTTCGATAGTACGTTGAGTGAAGGTAGCTGAACCTGATGCAGTAGATACACAGGTACCGTTTTGCATATATAAGCTTACTTCAAAGAGATTGATAGGTTCCTGAAATTTCACACCTTCTTGAATAGTGATATATTCCATAGTGCTTCCAGCATAAACCATCTTGATAATTAACTCACCAGCAATCTGGTTGTTAAAATCGGCTAGGGCGGATACGTTTAATGACATAATTTTATTGTTTTAGTTTTGGGGTTATTTTTTATTTTTAAGTAATTCAGCCATAACTTTCATTTGTTTGGCTTGTAATGATTCGGATGAAAAATTTTCTTTAGTTTCAGCTGACATTTTAGTTTTTTCTGTAGCAGGAGACTTCATAAATTCTTCCATTTTAGTCTTCATTGACTTCATTTCCTCTTTGATACCAGCGATTTCAGAAGCGATAGTCTCATCAATAGCCATCTTAACTTTCTTCATCATTTCGGCTTCTACTTCAGCTTCAGTTTTAACTGGGCCAGTCAAAGTAGAAACTGGAACGTTAGTTTCAGTTACAGCGTTTTGAGGAGTAGTACCTTGAACACCTGAAATTGATTCTTTAGCAGCAAACGCTTCTTTAACATCAGCAATTTCTTTGTCTTCAACAGCACCTAAACCATCTTCCATAGCCATCTCTTCTTCAGAATTACCTTCTGGTGATTCGATTTCTACTACAGATGAACCTTCGGTTTTAATAGTAGTACCATCTTCTAATTTATGGTATCCATCAGGAGCAAGGCTTTCTTGGCCTTCTGCGGTTACAACTTTAACTTCGTCGCCTACCTCTAATGTATCACCTGGGAAAACGATTTTGAACGCTTTGTTCTCATCAAATACTTCACCAAATGTTTCTTTTACAGGAGTTTTATCAACTAAGCCAAAGTGTTGTTTAACCAACTCTTTTAATTGTTCTTTGTTCATAATTAATTAATTTGATTATAAATATATTTTAAATGTTGTTAAGTTTCTTTTTATCAGCACGCATCTGTTGATAACAGATAGCTGTAGCTTGTTTTACAGGATATTCACCTTTTAACTTGGCAATACATTTTCCTAAAAATTCGTCTTTAGGGGTTCCTTTTCTTCTAATCGGTATCGGCATCTTTTTTATTTTTAAACCAGTCAATAATTCTAAGTATATTAAGCGTTAAAGCTGTTGTTAACACAAGGGCGGTGATTAATGGAGTAAATTTCATTATAAACGCTAATACACCGCTTATAGTTAATGTATCAGCGGTTACACTCATTAATGTAGATTCGTTACTCATTATTTTTTAGTAAGTACGTTATTGTAAAAGTATCCTTCAACACTAAAACCTTTAACCTTACCTGTTTTTACATATTCGTTCCAAACACGTCCATCACCAATTCGGTATATACCAAACCATTGTCCTGTCATAGGTTGAAAACCATATAATGTAGACTTGTCGTGTTCTGGGTCTTTAACAATCCAAGTTTCAACTAAATAAGCATCATCAACTTTTACAGCACCATCGTGTTCAATGTTAACTGAATCAAGTAATTTATCCTGCATCATTTTATAGGCAATTTTTTCAATTGTTTCAGCACTAAAAAATACTTGGTATTCCTCACCTGTTTCCTCATCTTTACGAGGTATTAATTTACCTGGAGTCATTAACGGACCTACTAACATTTGCTTGTCTGCTAATTCGGCTGCGAAATTACGTTTTTTACCTCCAGTAGATGCTTCATTAATAAAGTTAGGTAATGCTGCTACATTAATGTTAAATTGTTCTAATAACTCATCAGCGTGATATAAAAATTCACTATCATCAGTATGAACAGCACCTGTCATCAATTTACCACTTGCATCTTTATGTGTTGGACCTTCATACAATTTACCATCCTTAGTATAGTGAGGAACACCAATAGCAAAATCCTCATCATCTAATCCTAATAAATCAGCAATTAAATAATCTTTAATTACATCCTCAATTATTGAATCAAATTCATCTTTTTTAGGGTGTTTTGCAGGTAATAAATCGTAATCAGTTGTATATTTTTTATTTTGTGGGCGTCCGTTTTTTAACAAATATAGATAAGCATTTACACGTGCCATAGCCCATTGTTTAGCACCTCCAGCAGCAGCTACAGATGGTGAACGTGATGTGTTATAGGCACCTAAACCACGTTGATAAACGGATTTTAAGGCACCTATGTTAGCACCATATCCTAATTTATCTTTATATTTTTCATTAAACTCGTCTGCTTTTTTCTGTAATGATTCCTCAGTTGCTTTATCAACCTCAGCACCACGAGTTGTTCCAGCATCACCTTTGGCTGTTCCTTTACCTTTAGGATTAGGATTAGGTGTATCGCTTTTAGGTGCTTTAGGTGATGCTTTAATTCCACCACGTTCACCTACTTCAGCATACTCCTCTAACATACCCTCATTGTTATAAACAGCATATGCTGAAAATTCAATACCTGCTTGACGTAATTTCTTTTCAGCCCAAGGTAATGCTGCCTCTCCACCCCATAACAAGTATGAGATGTATCCACAAGCGTTATAATCTTTTCTACGTGTAGCTAATTCAAAATTACCTTTTTGTCTAATTAAGAATGAACGCATACGTTGAATAGTATCAAGTGATAATTTTTCACCATTTACTAATTGTTGTGCTCTTACTTTACCCACTTGGGTAGCACATTTCATATTGTTTTCTTTATTTAACTCAATACCACGTTTAGCAGCATCAACAGCTGCTTGTGGATAGTCATTGTATGTCATTTCAGCCATACTGACTTTATTGAATGCTATAAAATTTTCTTCTATTGCAGGTGATTCTACTAATGCCGTAGCATCAAATCCTGAAATTATTGAATCATCTATTTTTAGTTCTACTATTTTCATTAGAATTTACGTTTTTGGTTAATTTGAGCTTCTGCTTGTTGTGCATCAGTTACATCACCTGATACTACATATGTTTTAAAAACTGGTGTCTGTCCTTGACCTCCAGTAGTTGTAGTACCTTGAGGTAATAATGGAGTAAATGTTCCTGTAGTTGTTATTGGGGGTGGAGCTGTGATAGTTCCTCCAGCAGCAGAAGCAGCACCTGCTCCAGAAGCAGCACTTCCTCCTCCTCCTGATCCTCCACTATTTAAAATTGCTTTTGCTTTAGCTACGTTTGATAAAATAATAGCAGCATAAGTAATATATTTTGCAACACCTGCTAAACCACCTGTAACTACGTTATCTGGTGATGCAGGTGAAAATGCTGATGCTTGTGCGTTTGTTAAGGCAATTGCTGTATCGGCTGCAATTTGAGCTAATGCAAATGCTTTAGCTTCTTTAGATCCTTCTTTAGCTAATGAGGCAGCAGCTCCTAAAAATTGTGATGATGCTTCTAATGTTGCTAATTGTGCTTGTCTTTTAGCATCTTCAGTTTTCTTAGTAGTATCAGCATCTTTATTTTTTAATGCTATTTTAGCATCTAATATTTGTTTTTCAACCTCAAGTGTTGATTGACCAGCATCTTTAGTTGCCTGAAGTAAATTGTTTAATCTGGTTAATTCAAGTTGTTGAATTTGATTATCATAATCTTGTTGGGTAATTAAACCTTGTTCAAGATTTGCTTTAATTTCATTTTCACGTGCTGAATAGAAATTATTAATTGCTTCTAATTCACTATTAAATGCTCGTTCTTGGAATGCTTTTAATTCCTCAGCTGCTTTTTCAGCATCGGCTTTGGCTTTATCTTCAGCCTTTTTATTAATAGCATCTATGTCATTGTTGTATTTATCTTTAGCAGCTAATGCATCGTTGTTAAACTTAGTATTAATTGCTTTTCTTGCCTCAGCGGTTAAATTTTCTTGTGACAAGGCAGCTTCACGTGCTACTTTTAAGTCAGCTAATTCATCCTCATAAATAAGTTTACGACGTGCTTTCTCATCATCCTCTAACTGAATAGCTAATTGACGAGCTGATTCAGCACTATCAATTAATGCTTTCTTAGTTTGTTCTCTTTCTTTAGCTCGTCTGTCTGCTGCTTCTTTATCTACTTTATCTTGTTTTTCCTTTTTCTTTGCCTCATATTCAGCATCAAGGATATCAAGTTGATTAAGAGCATTTTTATATTCATCAGTACCTTTTTTAAGCTGTTTTAACTGCTCATTAATGATCTGTTTTGATTTATTGTATATATCTTCCTCAGAAGCACCTCTTGCTTTTAATAAATCTAATTCACGTTTGTATTGTGATTCTTTTTCAGCAGCTAACTTTTTAGAAGCGGCAGCTGCTTTTTCTTCTGCTGATACTCCTAAACCTAAAAATTCTAAGAAATTCTGGAATTGTTGGTTAACAAATTCAAACGCATCACTAACAATTTTAATTTTGTCTTTTAACGCAATTAAAGCGGTTATAAAACCAGCAACTGCTAATACTACTAATGCTATTGGATTTGCTGATACTACTGCGTTATAAGCGGCTTGTACTGCTGTAGATACTTTAGTAGCTGCTTGTAATGCTTTTTCCTGAATGAATCGTCTTTGTTGAACTAATTCAACTGCACCTTCAGCTGCCTCACGTACACCTAAAGCAATAGCAATAGCACCTTGTACTTTCTTTTCAATTTCACCTAATTTTTCAGATTCAGCTCCAAATAAAGCTAATGAACCTACACCAGCGGCAATCGAACCAGCTACTAATTCAGTAGCACCTTTAAGTGAACGTACTGCTTTTTCAGCATTTTCTACACCTGCCGATCCTTCTGCACCTACATTTTTTAATGCTGCACCTGCTTTTTTGGATGATTCAGTTACATTATCTTCAGCTTCAGCTAAATTATTAAGCGAGTCAGCCGTTTTATTAATGGCAGCATCTGCTTGGGTTGTATCAGCGACTATCTTCGCTACAAATTCTTTTTCGGCCATAGGACTAAATATTTTATTATTAAATTAATGAATTGTAAGAACCAGATATAATGTAGCTTGTTCCTATAAATGTTGCTTCAACATCTAATGTTGGAGGAACACCTGCAGTATAAGTGGCTGTAAATGATGCTGTTGGAGCACCTGTTAAATTACTTTGAACAATAACATCAACAAATGCTGCACTATTTCCATCAGTATTAATTTGTAATTGTCCTGAATTAATAGCTAATGAACCTGAAGTAAGGTTATATTTTAAAGTAAATGCTCTATTTGAACCTGTTGGATTTGTTATTGTTACAAATGAAACATTATTAGGGTCAGTTCCAAAAGCAAAATTAAATGGTGTTGGAGCAGGATTAGATGCTGTGTAAGCATTAATTGAGCTTGTAAATGAATTAAATGATGATGTTGTTACAAATGAACCTGTATTAATTCCTACAATTGGTGAACCATTTAATGTTAATGAACCTGTAATGTTTACAGAACCAGTCATTGTAGCACCTTGTGCAAAATCAGCTGTACCTTGGTTTCTTAAATTACCTGTATATACTGAACCTGTAGGGTCAGCAAAACTAATATCATTAATTGGATTTATTAATACGTTATTAAATGAACCTGAAATTACACGTGAGCCAGATGGTTGAATTAAAACAACATTAGTTGAATCATTTATAGTTGTATCATTTGCAATTAATGTTATACCTGTAGTATATCCAAAAGAGCTTGTTTCATTCGCGACATAAGCATTAATAATATTATTATCGCCGATAACCATACTATTTGCAGTATAGTCTGTGATACTATTGCCTGAACCTACATTAATAACATTAGTTAATGTTTCATTATATTTGTTTGGTCCTAATGAAATAATATTTGGGTTAACAACTTGATATTCTTCATTATCCCAAGTTACTCCAGCATAATAATCTTTACCATCAATACCTACAACTTGTGTAATAATATCTTGATCAGTAATTACTACACCAGTTTCAAAATCAGCGTAAGTAATTGAACCATCATCATTGTATGTATCAATAATAGCATCAACAAAGGCATTAGGTTCATTTGTTCTTGGAGTTAATACTCTTCTTCTACCATTGTAAGGTATTTTACGAGGTGCTGACTTTAATAATTCAACTTGAATTGAATCAGTATTAACTAAGTTAGCACCACTAATTTTGTTTATACGGTAATATTGACCGTCTATAAAAATCTTATCGTTTAATTGTATATTAGGTATTTCAGTCGGTTTTAATACAACATTACACGTTAATAAACGCGCATCTATGTCATATATTTCGTTAACATAAAACGACCAATAATTATCATATGCACCTGGAATATACTTGTAACCTGGAGTACCTGGTGCTGAAAATTTATATTGTCTATAAGTAGATGAATCAAAATGTAATGAACTTTTAGGTTCAGGATCAAGTACACCATCTCTATATGTTGGTAATGCTGTATTGTATACGTTAAGTGTTCTTACTGTTCCACCGTCTAATATATAATAAAACCCAGTAGTAACACCATTATTTCCTTTAGCTTCGTTTTGGGGTACTATTTGAGGAAATGGTTGTTTATGTAATAATCTTGATTTAAAATTATAAGGTACTAATGCTTTAGTTGTTTCTTCTTTACACAACCAAGGTACTTCTACTACAGATGAATTGTTAATAAAACGAGTAGGAGTAGCTGCAAATTTTTCACCTATTCTTTTATTACCTGATGCTAAATCTAAAGGAGTAGTAAATTTGTATTCACCGTATATTTTATTATATTTTGTAAAATAATTTTTATTTAATACATCCTCATCTATAGCATCACTAAAATATAAATTGCGTGACTGGCCAATCAATGGTGATGTTACTTTATATTTAATACTCCTATCTATAATTTCAGTCCAATCAACTACTGTACCTTGATCAATCCAATCATTAAAAGGTTCAATACGTAAAATATTTCTTTCATTACGAACAGGCTCAATAACTAAATTAAATTTTTCAGATAATCCTTTAAGGAAATCTTTAATCATTAAATCAGGAGGAAACACTGAACCTACATTTACTGTTCCGTTGTATGAAGTAGAAGCACCTACTACTTTAAATGTAGAATTATTTTGTCCTGGTGTTATTCTAAATGTTTCACCTATTTTTCTACCTGCAAATCTACCAAAAATTGTAACAGTATCACCTTTATTTAAATTTAATTTTGTAGGAGGAACAGCCACAACACCTGATGTAGCTGTGCCAAAACTACTATTACTTGTAACTGCTACAGCCCCATTTACTCTAATTTGAAATTGAAAATTTCTATTATTGTTAGTAAAAGGAGCACCAGAAGAAGTAACACTAAAAGTTAATGAAGGATTGAATGTATAACTTCCTGATTCATTACAAGTATAAGTACTGGTAGCTGGATTATAGTTTCCTCCAGTGTCTACTATTTCTGTTCCAAAATTTATTTGATTAAAAGTAAGAGTAGGAGCAGCGGTAAAAGTTTGAATTGTTGTAGGTGTAGCTGTTAAACTTTGTGAAACCATATTTACAAATGAAACACCCTCTTTTTCATCAGGTGTACTCAAATAATAAACTGATTTAAAATAATCTGTGTTTACAAACGATGAAGTATACTTGTAATTAAAAGCAGCAAATATTTCATCTAATATTGTTTTAACCTGAATAGCAGGTTTAAACTGACTTACTTTTAAAGGTGTACCTGGATTATCCATTGAACCAGTAGCGGCAAATACACCTGCGGGAGTAAATCCTATAGTAGGAGATGTTGGATCATTTACAGATGAACCATAATTAGCTAATGGGTAAAAAACACTACCTGAATATAATTTATTTTCCCAAGATGATGTTACATTAGCAAAATTATATAAGTGATTATACTTAGACCAATTATTTGCTAAAGATGCTATTGTACGATTTTCTACTTGTGTTCTAAAATCAATAGTTTCATTAGTTACAACACAATTATAAATTACATTGTTACTATCATCAGAAACTACATTTGAGATATATAGTTTACCTGTGAATATTGCTTGCCCATCTACTAATACTTGACAAGGTGCTGTTTTACCAAATGCAACTGCTGGTGTAGTACCTAAATCAAATACATTGTTAAAGTATTGATTAGAATTATCATCACCAGGAATAGTAAATGTTTGAGAGGATATCCCAAACAATTCACCTATTTCTTGTGATTCAATAGCACTAATATCTAATTTTAAAGCTATATTATCTAAGACATTTAAATCAAATTTTTGATTTTTGTCATTAAATGCTCTAAGTATTACCTCAAATTCTTTACTCATTATCTTGAACGTTTACTATTTGCAAGTGCGTATGTAACTGTGTATTGGAAATTCTTTTGTGTACGTGGGTTTGTTTTAGATGCAAAGTTATTATCTAAAATAATAATAGGAATCATAGTTAATCCTTCTTGTATATACACGTTAGGTGAATAAAATAATCCTTCTATCCAATCGGCTTCTGCTTGTGTTAAGAAATCACTATTGGCAGTGAATATTTCATCTAAATTTATATCAAAATAAGTTTCACCTCTACGTTTAATATTATAATTAGCGGTTGTAGTTGTTGTATTGTAAGGAACGAAATTAGCTCTATATTTACTTCTTTCCATATTAGTTACTTTATCACTGGCTAATGTAAATGTATACCAATCCCATACACCATAATCATTTACCCAAGCAAATCTAACTCCAGTATATCCACAGTTACCATCTGATTTAGTAATAGTAAATTTATCCCAACTTGCACTTGTATTAATTGTATTAGCTGAACGTTGTGGTCTTAATGTTATATCATAATAATCCCAGTTTTGAGTACTAAAATCAAAATTACCATTGTTAGTAATGTTTTGAGGTCCAATTCCTAAATGTAATAAGAATGAACCTGATGTTTGTGAACCTGAATTATTAGATCCTGTTTGTACTGTTGCTACAGCCGACCATAATTGGGCTTTTGATGTTCTTGGTCCTCCATAATAAACACTATTATTAGGGGCTTCATTAAAAAATGATTCAGTATAAGCTAAAGCACCCGTATAATATACGTTTAAATCAACAGCATAAATATCTTGTGCCACTGTCGTGCTTCCATTAAGTGCCGCGTTTATAGACGATATAGTAAGGTAATCTGTGGATTTAGCTGATTGTGAACGTGGTGCATCTGTTAATGCTACATTTTTAGTAAATGAGGCAGACGAGGGAGTAGTTTGGGGAGAATAAAATGAACTTGTATTCCAATTCCAATCTCCACTATTAGGATCTACTATACCGTTTATTAAGTAATAATAAGCATTACTACCCGTCTGTGCTGGACTACCTGTAGTAGCGTTTGTTATACCGTTATAAACGCTAACAGATGAAGATACTGATGTACCATATTCCTCACCAAACGCAACTTTAAAGAATTTAGCTGTGTTTTGGTTTTTGTAAAATAAACCATCAGCACCCATATTAAATTGTTCAGTATCATAATTTAAATACTGTGGTACAATTCTACCTAAGTTAAATACACCATAACCTGAAGGGTTAGGTTGTTGTTTAATGGTTGTTAATGTTGTATTAGTACCATCACGTAATACTGTTATGTATTGATATTGGGCTGAACCAGTGAATGAGGAAGTAACCTCCCATAGCATATCACTGCTTGCTAAGTTTAATTGGGCTGCTGTTTGTGTTATTAAAATACTCATCTTGAAGATAATCCTCCTGTTAAAAATTGTCTACGTGACATTGTTGGGTTAAAAATTTGTTTTGCTATAGTGTCTATTGCTTTACCAAATATACCTGTTAAATCTTTACTTAATACTGTAGTAATAGCAGGTTCAATAAATGGAAATGCTTGTCTTCTTGTTTGGCCTCGTTTACCTATAGAACGTTGAATAACATAAGGTAATTGTTTTGCTGTAATACCACCTCGAGGTGTAATACCATTTTTAGCAATCCAGAATCTAATTGCTTTAATTGGAGGTACTCTACCAGGACCACGTTCGTGTCCGTCATTAACCCATTTACCATAATCAAGCATACTAATTACTAATCTATCACCCTGAACTGTTGCCTCAATTGAATTAGCTAACATTCCAGTGTTATCATTATTATTACGTTGCAAATTAGCCTTCATCTGATCTACGATCTGATTACCAACTTGCTGTATTGCTTGATTTAAAGGTGTTTGTGCCATTACGGTAATTTAGGAAAGTTACAGAAATCAAGTGTTGCTTGTGTATTGACGGTAATGTTACCAACCCAACCACAAACACGATCATTAAATGCCTCATATAATGGGCTAATGCTGTTTAATGTAATAAATTCTAATTGCTGATATGAACCTAAGTTAAAATAAGCAATAATATCATATAAATAAATTTCACAATTAGATTGTAATTGTAGTACATCAGTATCAGTTAATTGAGGTACATCCATTATATAGAACTCAAAATTAAGTGTACGAGCACCTGAAACACCGTTTGCATTTAATGTAATTCCATTTGATTGGATAGGACGTAAAAATGCTAATGGGTATTTAACGTTTTGATTTATACTGTCTAAACGGTCAATACTACCCTCACCAAATTCATTTATGGCTAAATGGGCAGCACAAGCAGCTCTAAATTGTTCTACAATGTATTGGTAGGTAGGAAAATCGCTCATAATTAACAGTTGCAATCCTTTACAGGAGGTAATTTATCTAAAATAGTTTGTAATTCACTTTCACTCAAACCAAACATTGATTGTAATGCAGGAAAATTTAATTCATTCCTACGTGCCTGAATTGATGCCTCTAAAGGTGTTAATTCAACTTGTTTAGTTTTTTTAGCTGGTGTTAAATCAGCTTCTATATTGTTGTCTAAGTTGTTCATTTTTTTCTAATTGTATTTCAGTTAACATTGATAAATAATCAAATGCAAATATTGTATTTAAATCTGTTATGCATTTATCTCCAGTGATTTGTAAGATGGGACTTTTAGCAAGTTCATGGAGGATATATAACCAACCGTAGTGCGCGCTAATGCTCTTTGAATCTTGGAGTTTTTCTTCGTCACTTCTTTCATCATTAACT